TAGTACTATGATGGCTAAAAATATTTGTGGTCTTAATTTTCCAATCATTACTTCACCTAAAAATTTTTCTATTACTCTTTTTCAACACAGGTTTCAAAGGAAAAGCTACATTCTCAATCCGTTGCCACTCAAGCATGTCTTTTTTCAGTTGTTCTTCTCTTGTATTGAATAAGGCATCTCCTAGTCGTTCAATATATGAGAAGAACTTGATCTTCATTATAGCACCTCGTTTATTTTATTTTAGAGCTTATATCTATATCCTTTCTTTTATCCTCTTTGCTATATACAACTAAGCTAAAAACCCTACGCCTCTCTCTACTGTTCCACGATAATCTGAGGTCTTCTGGAAACAGAATTCACACGGACAGGATTCTTTATAAATATGATTACCTTCCTGCTCCATCCAGTTAAAGAAGTCAGTGGTTTTCTTAATTGAAGACAGCACTGTATTGAAGGTCTTTGTTTCATTCAGTTCTGTTACTGGAGTTTCCCCAGAGTTACCGCCCTCTGCTACACCTCTTTGTGTAAGCGGACCAAGTTGTGGGGTAGTCAAAGCATCTTCATAATATCTTTCACCTAGATTTGATCCAGCTTCATTGACAACCCACGGTGGTTTTCTATGTGCAAAGATAGAAGGATCATATTCTGTAACAGGTGTATAACGTGCATTCTCTGGTTCTAACTCCGCAGGGAATCCATAACGTTCTAGTAGCCTGTGATGTTCTTCTTGTCTACCTTGCGTATTAACCAATGTAGGAAAGGAGTCAGTTTCTTTTGGTTCAAGCTTCTGTACCATTCCCATGTGACTAAAGAATGAATTGGTAAAATCTATATCTCCATCTGATTTAAACATAAGTTGTACTCCTTGAGAATCGCAACCACAGTTACAAGATTCTCCTTTAGAAATTAAACAACTACCATCAATACAAGATGATGTAGCTGAACCTTCTGCTTTCAAAATGTCGAAAGATGCCCCCTGATTAACTCCCTTCTCACATACTGTTACCTCAGCCAATTCAAGTTCATCTACTTGCATTACATTCTGTAAGCCCTTTTGAATAGTCTGAGTTTTCAAGGCACTACCGGCTATAGAATAACTCTTTAGTTTTCCTTCATTTATTTGTTCAGCAACCTTCTGAGAAATCTTTGTATCATTTCTAAGTTCTGTAATAAAGAACAAACCTTTATCATCTACACCAGATTTAAATATTTGCCCACCCTTACTAATGTAAGCTGGTAATGCCCATCCTACTTGAACATCACTATGAAGAACCATAGTATTACGAGTTCTGAAGTTAGCCATATATTTTTGAAAGGCTTTATTTAAAGCTTCAGTAGTTATAAGATGTCCTTCTCTATCTACAAGTTCAATAGATGCTGGACCCCCAACCACTAATGAATCATCATCCCTAATCCCCATTTTTACTAGAGCTTTAGAATATATTCCATTCTCTGGATAAGCTCTGGATAATGTAAGAAGTTCAGCAGGAGAAGATATCCCTGCTTTATACAATCTTTTATATTCATCAAGAGCAGAGTCAATATCACTTAATGTAACACGACCATCAGTTGCCTTCTCCAAAAACAAGACACCTTGATCTTCTGCCCATTTAGACATCTTAGGAATTGACTGTACATCAATCATAGATTAGCAGCACCCCATATTACCCCACTAACTGTGGGTGTTCCACTAGCTGCAAGCACTGATACATATCCTCTGAAATCCAGAGGGAAGTTTGTTTCAAATACAGAAGTAGCAAAATCCGAATGGTTTGGCAATACAGCAATCCCTGTAGTAGAAGTGGCTGTGGTATCAAAAGCTACATATACAATCTCAGCAGCAGTGGTGGATTCATTCCTTATGTAGATACCTCTAATAACTGACATGTCTGGTTTCTTGAGAGACGTACTAGCATTTGCTGTACCTGTCCATTCATAGTTAATTCCAGTAGCCCCATCAAGATAAGTAGAAACAGCATTTGTATCCTCACGTACTTCAAACATAATCTTATCAGCATAGAAGTTAATGTTGTGATCAGTTTGAGTAGTGAGATAAAGACGATAAGCTGCACCAGCGGTACTTGGAGGAACTGTATATTGAGCAGTAACTCTAGTCCAACTGGTAGCCAAGTTACTGGAGCCAGATGTGGCAAGAACTGTTGTTCCAGCAGCATCTCTAATTTCTAGTTTGACGGCACTTGCAGCTGATGCCCCTCTATGTTCTAGTTGAACAGCTAGATGTTGAGGATTTACACTGAAAGGAATTGTGGGGGATTCCCAATACCAACCCTGCCCTGCGCTACCTTCATCTGGGTTTGCTAATAGGGAAGCAGCACCAACAGACTGTTGACCAGTATCTCTTGAGATAGCTGAATCAATAGCAGTAAATCCATCAGCATCACTAAGAGCTGCTTCTACTCTAGGGTTTGTTACCCAGTTTGTAGCAACTTCTCCTACTGCTACACTCTTAATAGTTGATGCTGTAGTAGATGTAGCTTCTCTGAAAGGATCGTATTTTGTATAAGGGTGTACTGATTGTCTAGTAGAGGAATCAACTTCCCACTCTCGTACATCCGTATGTCGTTCATTAGCCATAGATAAAACCTCTATTTATTTATAAAATTTATTAAAGCTGCAAACGAACCCATTACAGCAGATGTATGGAGGATTAGAAGCCCTAAAGCAATCATAATTGTTTTAGCACCATAGACCCTATTTCTCCAATTATTTAATTCTACAATCTCTGCGTTGATCTGTTCTAATCTTTCTACAACAGTATTATTAAGAATGGTCTGACTCTCTATATACCCATCTAATCTTTCCATATAAACAGCTAAATTTATTTCGGTGCTGTTCATTATGAATTATCCCCCAGATATAAATTTATCAAACAAATCTAAATGTTTTTCAGTTACTTTTCCTTGGTCACTTAACCTATTTAGTTCTGCCCGAACAATTTCTAAAGCCTTTTCACCTAGCTCAATATCTTTATTCGCAACATCCTTATCCCAAGTATAGATATCGTCTTCATCTTTCTGTAAGTTCCAATCCTTGTGTTCCTCTTCAGAAAATGAGAGATTAGTTCTCAAATCATGTACTATTCTGATTGTATCTATATCTCCATTTTCAGGTAATAACATTAATAATAACAATCTATCTCTTATACCTAGTTCCATACTTTACTACCCCATCATAGTAGTAGCCACCCCTATGGGGGTGGCTACCTAATTATCTAATACTTGTTATGCACTGTAACCATAAAGTTTGATTACAAACTTACCGGCTGTATATGCATTATCTGACGTTGACCCACCATTAGTTAGATATAAATACCCATCTGCTGGAGGTACAGTAGTAAATCCTTGGAATGCTGTTGCTGCCCAAGCACCACCATGAGCTAACAAAGCTGTTTCCGTCAAATCAGTTATAAGAGCATCCTCTGTACCAGTGGCTACAGTAGCTGTGTAAACATCAATATCTGTTGACCCACCAGCAGGGGTTTCAACACATAACATATACCCACCTAATATAGTTCCGTTTATAGCAGCGGTAATTTGACCCAAGTGACAGTTAGCCTCACCATCGTCACCAATGATATCGTTAGCAACATTAGAGGATAGACCAGTTATGTCAATTACTATAGTTGTCTCTATAATATTGCCAAGAGTAACAACAGAGTTTTTATAAAGAGTTCCTGTACCTGAAGTGATACCACTTCCTGCTGACATTCTAGCTGTAGTTGACAAGCTGGCTGCTCCAGCAACAGCAAAAGTACCAGAATGCTCAGTAGCTGCGGATGTTATGTTTAGAGAATCTCCATCCCATGCAATTGTAGCATCAGAGCCGGTACCAAAAATAATAGTTTCGTCATCAGCGTAATAGTTCCAATCGTAGCCCATTGCAGATCGAGCTAGAATTCTAGTGTCACCTGTAACATCTGTCATTGCAAATGTATGTTTTGCCATTTCATTCCTCCATGTCAGTGAATGACATACTGTTCACATCATCTTGGACATTACGGCTTGTACGCCACATGGCTTGCTTTATTGATTTCTTTAAAGCTAATGTTGCTGGAGTTTCAGATAGTGAAGCTTCTATAAGATTCATCACTTCTCCGATCATCCTCTTTGTCTGGATGTCCAGACTTTGCAACACACCACTAACATATACACTCTGCATTGCCCACCACTACATAACATTACATTCGACTATTTTATTTATTTGTAGGGGTGCAGAATATCTCCACACCCCTACGATCCTAAGATTAGGAGTTTAGATCAGCGATCTTTGCCTGAACAAATATGTTCTTGCATCGGAGTTCAGCCATCGTGTAAAGCAATCCACGAACCACTAGTGCATTAGCTGCGAAGTAGTCACGGTTCTCAACATATTGCGTAGGTTGAGCTACTGCCATTTCAAGATAGTCTGTGTCCAGTACATAAACGTTACTGCCCAGAACAGCGTCAGCACTGCTGACTGACTTAGGAGTATCCGCATCTGGAAGAATTGGAATACCCTGATAAGTCGCAAGGACTAGACCTGTGCGAGTACCGGGATAAGTTCTCTCTGAACCTACACCTACTTGGTACTCCTCTTGACCAAGATATCGCTGCTGAGAATTCAACAGTCTCTCAAGGTTGAAGTACTGATCATGTCCAAGAAGAATCAGTTTAGGCTCTCCACCATTTTCCCTGATCTTCTGTATAGCGGTATCCAAAAGGTTGAGACTCAAAGCTCTACCTGTACCACTGTTGTAACTAACGGATGCACCGGCATCCCAATCGCCAGCAGTTCGTCCAGCTTGTGTCAAGTCATAAGCCCTAACATTAGCTCCACCAGTAACTCCACCCACAGTCATGCCATCTTCGGCAACGATGTCATCAATGGAAGTCATACCAGCCCTGCTGTAAATAAAGGCGAGGTCACCATCGGCAAAAGTCGTATCTGAAGCGACTGTAACCACACCAGTACTAGTGTTTACTGCTGAAACAACAGAACCAGAAGTCCTATCGAATCCAGCGGCAGAATCATCCCTCTGTCCTACAGCGTCACCAATCTTGAAATGCTTGGCAATAGCTGCTGGAACTGTGAACGTAGTAGTTGCGCCTGCTGATGTAATGTAAGCAGACCCTGCGAGAAGCTCTTCGTTAATCTCTTTGATGTGATCCAACTGAGCATTCTCATTCTCCAGTGCCAGAACATCCCCAACACCACCCTCTAGTTGAGCAGTGAAGACGGACTTCACGCTGGCACCAAAGGTTGTTGAAACGATACGAGGCAAACTCGATACCGTCTCAATGTTGGAGACATCTACTGTCGGAAGACTGCCTGTCTCTGTTACTGGACGGCTTCGGGACGAACCTCTGTCTGTCCTGACCCTCCAACCAGCAGTGTTACCCCATACCGTTCTAGGTATGGCGTTGAAGAAGCGAGTCTGGTTGTTCAATGCTTGCCAGACCTTTCTACCATAAGTTGTATTAAAGATACCTGTAGCCGTATCTACAGTGAAATAGGTTTGTTTCATCAAGTACTCTGGACCGAATACTGAGTTATACAGACCTCGCTGCGATTGGGCTAGATATTCTGATAGTGATGGATTAGCCATTCTTCAGAAACCTCCTGTAAAAAATTATCCTAGTAGCTCTTGAGGAAGACCGTCAGTATTCCCCATCTCTATTTGATGCTGAAGATCACGGAGTTGTCCGTAGGAAAGATCAGCAAGCTGATCCACTACATCAACACTGTTTGACTTGATGATTGGAGTTGAATCAATCCCCAAACCACTAGTCAACTTGGGAGCCTTAAGACCATTCTCTTCCCGGAATCCCATCTTTCGTAATCTATTTTCAGACTCAGTTTGAATAGCCTTCTGCATTCCAGCTTCAGTAGCTTCAAGCTGTTTCTTCATAGCTTGAATCTGTTTTCGCATAGCCTTCATTTCAGTAGGTTCTTCTTCTTCCTCTTCATCATCCCAGCCCTTCTCTTCTATAGGAAGTTCAGCTACTTCATCATCATCTTCTTCTTCGTAGCCTTCATTCTTACGCATACCCTTATAGGCTTTCTGCGTCTCGTCCTCTTCTTCTTCCTCTTCATAACCATTACCATCTTGCTTTCGCATAGCCTGAATGGTATTCTGCTGATCCTTGATGTTGGTGTTAGGGCTTGAGCCACTCTCACTATCATCAGCATTCTGAGGAGTCCCACCAGTTGACTTAGCCTTGCGCTCTTTCCCACTAACTTCAAGCCCTTGATAATCTTCTTTGATTACCGAAAGCACCTCGTTAGCAATGGACTTCACCAAATCAGCCCTAGCATTTGCCTGAGCATTCTGTTGAAGTTGCTCGTCTTCCTTAGTCAAACGAGAGTCCATCTTCTGCAAGACTTCAGCGACAGCAGCCAATGCAAGATTTGTACCTTCCATCTGTTTCTCGATCCGTTCCGTTACATCTGCCATACCAAAACCCTCCTAAATAGGTTATTACTCTATCTATGAGGGGTTGGTCTAAGCCACCTCCGACCCCCTAAAACAGAACAAAATATAACGTTAAAAATAACGTTATATTATTATACGCACAATTCTAAAAAATCCTACGAATTTATAATATGTTTTACGAATTCGTAGGTAATCCTTTATCTTCTAAATATAACATTTCATTACGAAAATCATATAATGGAACTTGCACAAGTTTTTTAAACTTATCGCATTGACTACCTTCTGGTAAGGCAGCTTCAACTAAGTCTAATACTCTACCTACCATTCTGCTATGTCTCGCAATAATATATTCTTGGTTGGGTGATACTTTAGTAACATCCACTGTTGAATCACTCATAGTGTCTAACCTCCTTCATAACGTTCTATATCTAGTACTACTGGTAAGACCGATCTACCTAGAGTATCTACTCTGGCAAGAACCATTCTCCAAGCATTTTGTATCCAAGGGTTTGCAGTTCGGGTTCTAGTGACATCCACGGCTGACCATTGTACCTCTTGCCTAGGATTCCAAAGCCGACTTCCTGTAGCTACTGGTTTATAACCAGTTTTATAAACCTTTGTATGTTCTCGTACTGAAACAGTTTTTCCATTAGCAAGTCTTCTTCTATGTCTTCTAGTTTTTGCTTTATAGTTTCCAGCAAAATTTGGCTCTCTAGCTGCTCCTTCATGTACTGAGTATGCATAGGGAGCTAAGTAAAGTAATTCAAATCCTCCTCCATATGACTGTCTAAGCTGTATGGAGTCCCTTAGATTACCTGTTTTAACTGGAACTGTAGAGTAGCATACTTTAGCTAATTCCTCCCCTAAATTTTTAACCCAACTAATTGCATATTTTGCCTCTTCTGTATTTGGTGAAAAATTACCTGTAATCTCAAATCTAGCTGCTAACATGTATAATACTCTCCATAAAAATATTATACTAAGTTTATGAAATAATTAGTCTAGACCATTCATTCGGAATATAATCACGAAATATATTCGCAGCATCAGCATCTTCGACATCATCATAACGATTTAAATAGATTACTTCTTTACCAACATATCCATAGTTAGGATGCCAATATGTTACTAGTTGCTTTGGTTTAGTGGCAGCATGTAATCTCTGCAAAGCAAATTCATCTGGACCCTTCATACAACCACAGATATGTAGCTCACCTGTACCAATATCAATCTCATCAATACGGTGGAAGTGCCCAATCATTGCATTGTCAAAATGTACTACCTCTTCATTCAGACCTAACTCAGTAGCAAGATTCTTTCTGTATTGAAGAACTCCTCTAAGTTTAGTAATTGCGCCTGTAATAGAAGTATTACTTCCGGCTCCTGAAACACTATCCCCATGCATTATCAAAATCTTATTGTTATAAACTGAGAATAGATTTATAAAACTTTTAGAAATATCGAACTTAATGTTCTTCTGGTTTCTACAAAATGCTGCAACCCACTGATACAACATATAATCCCAATCCATATACTTATCTTTCATCGGGGGTTTTCTAGTCATTCGTCCATGATTACCAACAACACATGGAACTTCAATGGATTGAAAATGTGGAGCCAGATATAGAAGAGCTTGAGCAATAAGGTTTGCCCCACGAATCATTTGCTCCATACAATTAGAGATATTACTTCTAGCTAACTCTTCGTGGATATCCCCACTAATCATATCTCCTAACATAGGAATGATAAGATTGTTTACCGGAGCAATGTTTCTTCGATAGTTTACAAGATTTAAAAGTTGATGTGACCAACCAAATAATCTTTTATTAAAGATTGTAAAATTGTAGTTGTTCAGAGTAAGCATCTGTTCAGCATTTACAGATTCTCCAATGTGGGTATCTGTAAGAGGAGCTACAACAGTTTGTGGACTTTTACCAAATAAATCTTTACTTAGAGTTGGTGCATCATAAACTGGAACTGCATCAAAGGCAGGAGCTAGTTCATGAATGGCATCAATGATAAGTTCTTTTTTTGTAGTATCTTTAATAACTTGTTGATAAAGCTTCTTATAAAAATCTGCTTCAGCTTTATAAGCAGATACTTTTTTATCTAATCTAATTCTATCTGAATTATTTTCTGGATAAACTTCCTCTTCGCTTGCCCAAAGTTCTTTGTCGTGCCAACGTTGAATCGTTGAGCGATGAACTGATATCCCAAATTTTTCTTGTATCCATTGGGATATTCCTGTCCATGTTTGCCCTGCTGCCTTTCTTTTTATTATCTCTGATTTTGCCTGCTCTGGAATCATAACCTCTCCTTACGGTCAGATATAAAATCTTACCGCACATTAAACACTGAAGGTCTTCATCAGTATTAAGATACATACTACCTGTGCATTTAGGACACAATTCGTTTAGCATAGTACCTCACCGATGAAGACCCTCATCATTAATCTTTAACTAGCGTAGCTTGTAGCTGTAGCAGGAGTTGGTGCAGCCCTTTCTTGAGTTCGGCTGATTCCAATCCTACGAGCAATAATTACTTTCTGTACTTCAGTTGTTCCACCGGGATGTGCTGCCGTTAGGCTGCCACGTTGTTGGACTTCTGCTGTCCCACCATTTATAGCCCTTGGGTCATCACTGTCAAGCAGAGAGAACATTCCCATGATTTCTCTTGCTCTATCAGCGTTTCGCATACCCTTCTCTTTGTTGTACATAGAAGCCAAAGAACCGTGGTAACTCATCTCCTGACGAGTCTCGTACATCCAGAAGTTTCTCTCTTGGAAGAGACCAGTGATGCGACTGTCAATCATTGAGTCCACAGCAAGCTGCTTGTCAATATCATCAGTATTACTTTCTCGTGTATACTTCAACACATCATCCATAGCTTCATCTCTAGGTGCAGCTTGTCCTCGACCACCATGCTCCTGTTCAAGTGTTGTCTGCGTTACCTGCCATCCTTGGTGGTCTCCACCAATGAGCGCATCACTGCCAACTCTTGCGTTGTCCATGAATACGAAATGCTGGGCATCACCATTAAGTAGGTTCAGCCTCTTCAATTCCATTCCTTCATTGTCAGCAGGCAGTAGGAAGTAGCCAAGATTCCTGTGACGTGGTGCATCAGCATCGGTTACCAATGGACCGAAGAGCAGATCAGCCGTACCTGTGCCACTAACCCATGTCTTCTGACCGTTGATTACCCAATCGTCACCGTCTCGTGTAGCCTTGCTCTCAAGGGACGCAAGGTCAGAACCATGTCCCGGTTCACTGAAGTTCTGGAAGGCAACCTTCTCAGCAGTGAGAAGAGGCTTCAAGTACTTCTGCTTCTGCTCTTCTGTTGCCCAGACGAGCAATGTTGGGAACACTAACGCATTAGTGAAGCCCTTGACGATTCTACCATCTGCAAATTCCTCTTCAAGAATAGTCTCCTCATCGCCACCAAGACCCCCTCCACCATATTCTTTAGGGAATATAGGATAGAGCCAGCCTTTAGCTGCTAGTTCTTTATGGGTCTCTCTCCACCAAGCAATTTGTTCAGCAGACAGATCATCCCTATCTACAGGTGCTTTCATATTTTCTGGCACGTTCTCAGCAATCCAAGCTTTGACTTCGGCTCTGAATGTTTCCTGTTCCGGTGTATATGTTCTCGTGAAATCCATAATTCAATACCCCCTATAAAGTATCTATTTCCTTGAATAGTTCTTCTATGAAGTCTTCATTTTCAGTTTCTTCATCTAGTTCCTCAACTTGTCCTTGCTTCTTGTCTTTGTCCCCACCTCTTCTCAAATCATCTGATGCTATACCTCCTGATTCCCACGCCAATCTAATGTTGATTCCGGCTGGCGCAGCCGTTGAAGCTTGACCAGTATCTTTTGGTCTATCACTTTCATCTTTATCATTTAGTCGTTTAATTCTTCGGGTTTCATTGTTCTGACTAATCGCTGCTTGTTCATCTGGATGTCCTTGGAACTCAAGCGGTTTATTTTCATTGGACATTTCTTTAGTACCCTTTTTCCAATTAATCCTTGGGGGTTGCGAGTTAATCGTTTCCCCACTGGTTTGTTGTGTAAATTGTTTATTAATAGTTATTTCTGGAGTATCTACTAACCAGTTAAGTAATTGTACTACAGATTTCTGCATTTTTCTTTCAGGAGAGTTATCATTTACAAAATCATCTAGTCTTTCAATACCAGACTTTTCTTTTGATTGTCGTTTCTTACGTGTCTTTCTATCCCCATAAGTTGGAGTAAAAATACCGGCATTAGCAGAAGTGAATACAGTTCCACCACTATCTCCAAATCC